CTTATAATGGGGACACTAGAAGAGCTAGCTTTAACAACGCTCCTCCGGGGTCGTTCGTTTCGGACGTACTAGCAGTTGTTAATGCGGGTATGCCTAAAGGCAAAGACAGCACAGCCACTCAAGAGCAGATTATGCGCTTGTTTATTGAGTCACTCCCTGAAACGTCTTTTGCTAAGTCACTACAAAAACGTAAGGGCACGTTGGGGTATGACAAAACCGCACGGGGAGCTATGCAGAACAAAGGCTACGACCTAAGTGCTCAAATTCAGAAGATGAAGTCTGCCGCAATTATACGTGAGTTGGAAAGAGAAGTAATAGCCACTGAACGTCCCCCCAACATTAACTTAGATACGTTTGACTTAGTAAAAGATGAACTTTTAATACGCTCCCAGTTTGCGCGTACAGGTGCTACTAACAAGGCTACAGAAAAATACGCTCAACGGGCTAACCAAACGGCGTTTATATACACTATCGGGTTTAACGCTTCATCAGCACTTGTTAACTTATCGCAGATACCTTTAGTGGTAGGGCCATTCTTGTCCGCCAAGTTTGGGTATGCCGAAACCTCTATGGCAATGGTAAAGGCTAGCAAGTTTGTAGGTGCGTCTAAAATATCTATTGATGAGTACTATGATATTGCAGACATAAAAGATAAGGACGGTAATAATACTAAAGACTACACTCTAAAACCTTCCGTAGAAAAAAATATACGAGCCGCGCACCCAAAAAAGAAAGATGCCGATGCCGCTGTAGCGGAGTACGTTAGGATGATACCTCTAGTCAAAGCGGCAAATTCTCGTGGACAAATATACCATTCGGAGATAAAAGATCAGCTACGGGCTAATGAAGGCACAAGCAAGAATCCCGCTTTAAAAGTGTTGGATATGGTGTCTACAGCCTCGGCTGTTATGTTTAGCACCGCTGAGAGGTTTAACCGCCAGACTACTTTGACTATGAGCTACAACCTCGTGCTTGATAAGATAGATGCTATCCATGAGTCAAAGAAAGGCGAAAAGTATTACAGTGCCGTTGATGCTAAATTTATAGACGTTCCTAGCGACTCACAATCACGTATGGATTTCGCAGCGAAAGAATCGTTGTATCTTACACAGGAGACTAACGGGGGTTCAGTACTAGAGACTGCGGCAGGGTACTCTCAACAGGGTGTAGGACGTGTAGCCCTAATGTATAAGAGTTACGGCCTGCAAATGTATTACTCCATGCTAAAAGCAGGGAAGATGTATATAGACAATATTAAAGGCGCAGACGCAGAAAGTTTACAACTCAAAAAAATGGCGCGTAATCAATTATTAGGCATTCATGGCTCCGCGTTGCTTTTTGCAGGAGTGCAGGGTGCGCCGATATACGGCGCTGTTTCTATGATAGCTGACTTGTTCTTCCTTGATGATGAGGAAGATGATTTTGATACCGCAGTACGTAAATACGTAGGAGAAGGGTGGTACAAAGGTGCCGTTACAGAACTTACAGGCGTGGACATTGCGGGTCGTGTGCGGCTTACAGGTTTGTTACTACAGGAAAACAGGTTTAACAAAGATGCGTCACTTGAGGAGAACCTAGCGTTTTACCTAGGTGGCCCCGCGCTAAGTACTGTTAACAGGCTATACCGTGGAGTAGAAGACTTACGATCTGGGGATATAGGTAGTGTAGAGCGGGGCATAGAAAGTTTGGCTCCTGCGGGATTAACTAACGCATACCGTAACACTCTGGGCCGTTACAAAAGACAGGGTGGTATAGATACTAGAAGGGGCGATCCTATCTACGACGATATGACAAACGGAGACTTTGCCGCATATGCTCTAGGATTTCCTCCTTCAGAGTACACATTTAGGCAGGAACAGACTGCTAGAAACAAAGGCGTGGAAGGAGCTATTACTAAGAAAAGAACTAGGCTAACTAAACAGTTTTATATAGCGAACCGCATGGGTGACCACGAGAAAATGGGCGAACTTATAGATGAAATGATTGAGCATAACAGTAGGCATCCCGTAGAGGCTATTACTCCAACGAACATAATGACTTCCTTTAAAGCTCATATGAAGACATCTGCTAATATGCACAATGGGGTAACTGTCAGCCCACTTATGAAATACGCCATAATGCAAAGTAACATGGAGTACAGCCAATAAAAAACCCCCTGTCGCCTCGGAAACGAGCAGGGGGTTAGGAGGGCACAACAAAAGTGGTTCGGGGTTTGTCCCACACTGACCCACTTCGTCCATCATAGTATCATATAGTCCGCCAGATACGTATGCCTAATCTGCCATTTTCTATGGCTATCTTTGTTGTAACTTGCCAACTCTTAGCTTTAGATAGCTTATTGACTTGCTCCTTGGCTTTATGAGTGTTTAGGCAAGGTATAAACACAGACGCTCCTATGCGCATACTTTCCCAGTTCACTACGATACGAACTCCATCGGGGTGTAAGTCATCTAACATAAACACGTTATGCTACCTTTACCTCTACATCCAGCTTGGAGCAGTCTATAAATAAGACATGTGTTAGACCTAGTATAGTGGTAGTGCCTTTAGTGAGGCGTACCTTAGTGGTTTTACCTCCAAAGTCATCTTTCAACTCTTGTATAAACGAAGCGTAGTTTATCTGCTGTTTACCGCACCATTCCTTCAGAGGTTTAGGTATAAGGTAAGCATGTTTTGTGTCCGTTTCGTACCTACCTATCAACCGTACCTTGGGGTCTAGTTCTGGTATTACTAACCCATCTAGCCCGTTACCTTGTCCCTTGCGCAAATCGTCAGTACTCTTGATCTTTAGAATGCTACCCCAGTGCTCGTGTATGTAATCGTTTAACGTGTCTGCCGCTGATACATTCATTTCTGTTGTCGCCTTTTTGTTCTCTCTAAGCAGTCTGATTATGTACTTAAACAGCTTATTGGTGTCGTAGTTAACTAGCCCTAGCTTCTTAGCTATAAGAACTCCTGTCAGTGTAGCCGCCGCCCCTGCCGACCAGAATCTATTCTCTGCCGTAAGACCTGCGGTGCTATCTATCTTAGACTGCACACGAGACATCAAGTCTTTAACAGCCTCAATATTAGCGATAACGTATTGCATATACGGTACACAGGCGTGGCCGTAAATATTAATAGCGTTGCTAGCGTGTACATCCGTAAGGTGCTTAGTCTTGCTCTTATCAAACAACCTAGTAGCTTTAGTCTCCATCATGCGCTGTGCTTCTGCTTTCGGCATGGACTTGTACATACTAACTCGCTCGATTGCACTAGTGTTACCCGTGGTAACAGATAGTAGGCTCCAAGGCTTACCCCTAGCTCGTTCAGTGTTTAACCCCCCGCTAGTCATACGGTTCTTCTGCTTACCACTAGATATTTGATATATAAGGGACGATAGTTCTTCACCTTTAAGCTCAGTAAGTTCGTCAATGTACACAGGTAAGTTATGGTACAACTCACACCTGTTCATCCTAGAGTTTTTAGTGTCGGCCTCTCCTAGAACTAGTGATTCGGGCTTACCCCATATAGATGCCCCCACAAACATAGCGGTAGTCTTACCAAGCCCACTCTCTTTACTATGCACATGGAAAGCCGCGCAAGGGATAGGCGACAATGCCATAAGAGGTGATCCAAACCCTGTACCTACTATGTACTGGTGCATTTCAAACCCGTCACGGTCATAGAAGTTAGCCATGTCTTTCCACTCCTGCAAAGAACCTTTAGGTTCAAACGCAGGGAACATGCCTACTGTGGGGGTAGAAGGTGGGTTGGACGTAATCTTATCAGCGTGTATTTCTTGGCTACCTAGTACGAAAGACTTGAAGTCCTCCCCTGCCCAACCGAACTGCCTACGCGCCTCCGTTGCAGTACTAGTAGCCTGTAACTCGTTTACCCATGTTGTCATGTAGTTCATTAGGTCTTCCATCCTCATAACGGCCACGCCGTGCATAGCCATGTTTTTACGTAACTCTTCTTTAGAGGTTACTGATGTAAGGGGTATCGTAAACTCTCTAACCCCATCCTTTGGTAAGTGCAGTCTAATAACTACCGCCTCACCCATCTCTGCATCTTGAATACGTTTAACTACATACAAGTCATTGTGGTATACCAACTTCTCATCTGGGTCACCATCGGAATCTACTGAGCGTAAGTAAACCCCGCCGTTGGTACCCCTAAAAAATGGTCTTGGATACGCCGGAATCACATAGGTAGTAGTCGGTGTATTACGTATGTCTAGCGCAGGTACTTCCACGATGTTATCTTCTTCTGTTGCCTCCACTACGCTACTGCCTAGCACTATAGGTGACTTGACCTTGCCCCAGTTAGGACAAGATGGGCATACGTCAGAGTTGAACTCGTCAAAAGACGTACACTTGTATGGGCCTTTGATAAGACTCATCTTCTCCTGTGTATCTTCAGGCGTATACTCTTCGTGATTCTTAGATATGTTACGCGCCGCAGAGTCAGAGTCTACGCAGAACTTGGCGATAGATAACCCCGCTCTCCACATAGGTTCGCTACAGCTTTCTTGGTCTTGCCATATGGTTCGTAGCTGTTCGCACCCCGTGCCTTTCATAGTCTTAGCAATAATATCTTTAAAGCTATTCTGTTTGTTGCCCATTAACGCATCCATCACGGAACTAGAACCTAGAGGAGTCATCTTCTTGGGGACTGGTATCATCCCACCTCCAAGTAGCATGGAGAACTTATCGAAATCTATGTAGTCAGGTACATCATCCCCTAAGAACTCAACAGGAGATGGAGGGGTAGTCTTGTAGTTGTGAGTAGTAGGCACACGCAATACCCTAGCGGCATCGGCAGTGACCGCAGGATCGGCCAGTAGCTTGTGTTCAGCACATAACTTCTTTAGGCGTTCTGCTACAGGTAGCCAGTCATCTATACCTACCGCCTCAGACATAAACCAGTATGCGTGTATGCCCCGTCCAGAGTTAACTAACTTAGGTTTGGGTAGTGATAACGTCTTACAGAAACCCTGCAATGCTTTGAGGGCTTCGTCTTGATTAGGATAGTCTTTAGTTTCTCCGCAATCTAAATCTAGGAAGAAAGACTGTAGTTGTTTTACGTTAGTAACTTTACGTGAGTTGGCTTCCTCAAACGTAGCTAATGCAAAGTAGGCATCATAGCCTTTACTATCTAGGTCACGGGCGGCATCTGCCATGTCGCCTATAGAGGTATAGAACTTCTGTACCCTTTTATCATCTTTTGTACGGAACGAAAATAAACAGTAGTGCCCTTCGTCCCCCAGTGTTCTTTTTAAAAAGTCTTCTGTATTCATATTGTATACCTAATTCCGAGAGGTATCGTAGCAGGGGCGCTTGCACGCCCTCTTCGGAAATATTCCTAGCTACAGTTACGGTGTTACAAGGGACAGTTAGTCGTCCCAGTCGGCTACGATAGATGCTAGTGCGTCATCCGTTGCTTTGGGGGCGGGTGCTGTCTTCTTAACTACTTTCTTTGGCTCTTTAACTTGCGCAGGAGCTTCATCGTCCCCAAACAAGTCATCAGATACTACTGGCGTTTCCACTGGAGCGGTGGCTACCACTTCAAATGGACTCTCTTCTGCTGAGAATTGAAACCCACCTTCTACTGCACTGAACGGAGACGTAGCTTCCATAGGTACATACTTAATTACCTGTACGGCGCGTAGTCTAAGGGATACACCTGCTTCCCGCATGTTGTACGGCGTAAACGTCACCGCCACATTTACAGTACTTCCAGTAGTAAGCATGAAGTCTTCAGGTAGTTTAACTCCTTTTGAGTCATACTGTATAGGCTTAAACGTAGCGTCCTTACCATACGCACCTTTTAGAGATGCTTTATGAGAATACGAACCGTCTTCTTCTTTCTTAAAAGGCATATCGAACTTGTCAGGCCATCCTTTTTCTTTCTTAGCTTCATACGCTTTTACCATCTCTACAAACAAGGCTTTCGCTTGATCTTTGGTCATGCGGAAACGAGTCTCGTACTTAGCACCTTCGTCAAACACGTCACAGGGTATAGTGCGATTTTCCGCGTTATCGAACTTGTAAGTTTTATTGATACGAGGCCATAGGGCTTCGACGTTTGATATTACATATTGATTGACTGTAGCCATGTTATTAATCCTAATTGTTTAGTTTGCGTTTAACTCAAAACCATCTACTATCGAGAACGGGGATACAGGTTCACTTGTTGTAGGGACAGACATAGTAATCGCCGAGATAGTATCTTCGTGGTCGATCATAGCTGTAACCTTTGCTAGCGCATCTTCGCCTAGGCGGTCTATAGGTTTAAAGTAAAGTTTTGGTACAACACTATCCACATCAAAGTAAATCTTGGTAGTGATAGTGACTATCGGTGTATCGTGTTTAGCCAGTAGTCGGGCGTAGTTTTGCATGCCCTTGTCCCCACTGTTAGTGCTACCAAATATAGAAGTAGCAGGTATTTGTAACTGATACACTTCTTCAGGTTTATCCTGAAATACAACTGCTAGTCGTTGTGAGAACCGACAAGCCCTACCCCCGTACTGTCCTGAACCTCTAATATTTTGAGAGCAGTCCATACAACGCATAGATTGCCGTTGATCTTGAGGTACTTCGTTAGACGGTAACTGTGTGTCAGGTGACCAACACGTAGGTACCGCAACCCTATTGGGGTCATACGCTTCGCCATAGTAAGCGCGAGATACTGGAGCGGCATTAACTACCACCACTTCTATTGAGCCTGAGTTGTGAGTAACTTCCTCGCCGTTTGAAACAAACCTAAACTTGCTATCACGTATGCTTATTCGACGTAGACCGTTATTCCCACTCATTAGGCATCATCATCCAAGTCTAACTGGCCGTGCATAGAGCCTTCTGCCATATAATCTTCTTCGGGAACAGTAAATGAAACACTGTTTAGAAGTCCTGCCTCTACTCCCGTCAGCTTAAAACGGTAAGTATTGCCTATCTTTATATACGTGTTAGTAGGAATCTTATTGGTTCTCAGCCATGCACGGACTGTCGATATAGATACCGCAAAGTGCTTCGCTACAGTTTCAATGGGTACGTACGCTTCTTTCATTATTTCCTCCTTACTGAGACTACATACTCTGAGTCTACATTAAGACCTTTAGGTACAAGGTCGGGGTTCTCTTCTAAAAACTGTTTCATGTTCGTTTGGTTGAGTCGCTTATCAAGTAACTCAGGTGCTCCATGCTCTAATACAAACTCGTGCATGTTGCTCCAATCGCTAGTCCAATACCTAGTCTTGGCAGACCTATAAAACAATCCTTCTGAAGTCTTTACACTATCTAGTCCCTGCTCTTTACAGTAGTCGAGTAAGGCTCTTTTAACCTTGTCTAACTGCTCTGACAGTTCACCGTCTTCTTCTTTGTAAGATGCCGCAAGTTCCGAACGCTTATCTTTTATCTTCAAATAAACCTTAGTTAAACGCTCTGCAATAGGCTTTACATCACTCATCACACTCTCCTTTAGTAACAGGACGTTCACTTTATTGCGTTACAGTTAGCTAGTCAAGTATTTCTTTGTAAAGATCAATCATTTTTGTGTGTATGTTAATTCTGTTGTCTAATAGTGAGTAAACACGTTTCTCTGCGTGCGAACCTTGTAGCTGAACGACGGTACATTTGTGATCTTGTCCTGACCTGTGTACACGAGCGTTGGCTTGGGCATATGTCTCTAGAGAACTTGTCGGTGCCCACCACACTACTGTGTTAGCCGCAGTCAATGTAACTCCATGCGCCGCTGACTGTGGTTGTATCACTAGAACCTTGGGATCATCTGCCTCTTGGAATCGTTTAAATATCTCTGTACGCCTTCCGGCAGGTACATCTCCCCGTATGACCTCTGTTGATATACCGTCTTCGCGTAGCTTCTTAGTCAACATATCAATCGTGTGCTTAAAGGGTACGAACACTAATACTTTCTTACTAGACTCATCTATTACTTCTCTTAACACCTTATACCGTGGGGTTATGTCAAACTCCAAAGAGTCGCCCTTGTCGGTGTATACAGCACCTGCCGATATTTGTAATAGCTTATTCATGTTTACTGCGGCATTGGCGGCGGTTATCTGTTCCCCTGCCGCTTGCATTACCATCTTGTCCTTTAACTCTTTATAGTATTTCAACTGCTGTCGAGTAAGGGCTATCTCTCGCTTCACGTATACCATTGGGGGTAAGTCTAAACACTCTTCTTTAGTAAACCGAATAGCGGGTTGCAACACCCTATGCACTGTAATCGTGGCATCTTCTTTTGGTGCCCACTTAAAGTTTGTTATCTTACGCATTACTTGGTCGCGGAAAGAACCAAAGAACCTAGGC